GATTGAAGCGGCCGCTGGCTGTGAAATCACAATGCAGGCTTGATGCATCCATATTGGGATAGCAGAAGGGATTTATCATGTTTGATTTTCGAGTCTCCACACATAGCCATTTTGATGATGCGTGCCGGGCGTTTGCACTGAAGCACAATATCATTCAGCTGGCTAATAAAGCCGGACTGAATCCTCAGACCATCCGTAACAAACTCAACCCGGAGCAGGTTCACCAGTTAACCGTTCGTGAAATGCTGCTGCTGACCGATCTCACTGAAGACGCAACGCTGATCGACGGCGCACTGGCGCAACTGCAGTGCTTGCCATGTGTGCCAGTTAACGAAATGGCGCATGAGAATTTGCCTGCTTATGTCCTGAAGGCTACTGCCGAAGTGGGGCAGCTGGCTGCCGGTGTGGTCTGCCAGGAGCAATTAACAACTGCCTGCCGCCGTAGTCTGGTCCAGAACGTACACGCAGGGATCCGCTGTCTGACTCTGGCAGCACTGGCGGTTCAGGCACGAGTGCATTCTAACCCTGCACTTTCAGGTACTGCTGATGTGTTAAGCGGTATCGGTGCATCAATCGGGATGGTCTGAGATATGGCGTTTTCAGTGGCTCCGCTTCTGAAGCGGCAAAGTCCATCACACGCATACGGCCACGGCTGGATTGCGGCAGATAAGGGCAGGCGCTGGCACCCGGCAATTTCACAGGCCGAACTGCTGGCAGGAATAACGGGTAAGAGGAAAGAATCATGGGTTACAAAGCTGAAAGTATTACTGTTCAGATGAACGCAGGGCAACGCGCAAGTGCGCTTAATCATATCTCTGCGCTTCGTACCATGATGTACGGCGATTGCAGCAATGAACTCAAACGCTTTATCGCAGATATGCGTAATAAGCGTGATCATCAGGCTGAACAGAATAGCCGCGCACTGAGCGCAATTTTCTTCCTGGCTAATATCAGCAAAGAACGTCACAGCGTTAATTTCAGTGAACTGACGAGTGACGAAGTAAAGGCGCTGATTAGTGCAATGAATCACTTAAAAGCAGTCGTGAGTTTATTTCCAAAGAATCTGACGTTACCTAATTAATTAACCCAACGAAATTAAATGGCGTAAACCCGCCGGGCATTTTTTTGCCCGAATTCAGGAGAAAGAGAAATGCGAAATATCCAGACCCGTAATTTTAAAGCTGATGACGACGCGCTAAATGCCCTGCTGAGCAAGGCAAAAACTGAGCAGCGCAGTGACGATGCTCTGTCCGTTTCTATCCGCCTGGCCGCACTGGCAATTCATGCCCGCCAGCAGGAAATGTCAGCGGCGGAAATCATCGAGCTGCTGGACAAAGAAGCAGAACGCTTTGAGAACCAAGCGCAGGAGCTGCACTGATGGCTGATTCAATGGATATGGTACAGCAGCGCGTGCAGGAAGAACTGGCGCGCAATCTGGCTAACGCTACTCACCGCCCGGCAGGGGCGAGTGAGTTTTTCTGCCTGTCGTGCGGCGAAGAAATCCCGGAGAAGCGCCGCCGCGCACTGCCGGGCGTTTCCCTCTGCGTGACCTGCAAAGAAATCAGTGAGCTGAAAAGCGTGCATTACAAAGGGGCGGCATTATGAAAACCATCCTGAAATGGGCCGGCAGCAAGTCCGGCCTGATGCCTGAACTGATTAAGCACCTGCCCGCCGGTGATCGTCTGGTTGAGCCGTTTGCCGGTTCCTGTGCGGTCATGATGAATACGGATTACCCGGCTTATCTGGTGGCGGATGTTAATCCCGATCTGATTAACCTCTATCGCCAGGTTAAAGAGCATACGCGCCCGTTTATTGTCGTGGCGGCCTCGCTCTTCAATCAGAACAAAACTGAAGAGAGTTATTATAAGGTTCGCAATGACTTCAATTTTACCGCGTCGCTGCCACTACTGGAGCGTGCTGCACAATTCCTCTACCTGAACCGCCATGGCTATCGTGGCCTTTGCCGATATAACAAGCGCGGTGAATTCAATAACCCTTACGGCAATTATAAAGAGCCATATTTCCCGCTGGCCGAAATCGAAGCGTTTGCCGTAAAGGCTCAGCGCGCGACTTTTGAATGTCTGGGGTACAGCGAAACCCTGAGCATGGTCCGTGCCGGTGATGTCGTGTACTGCGATCCGCCATATCACGGCACATTCACCGCTTATCACACCGATGGGTTCAGCGACGATGATCAGCACTCGCTGGCCTGCATCCTGCTGGGTATCTCTGAGCGTAACCCGGTCATCGTTTCAAACAGCGACACACTTTTTACCCGCAGCATCTACCGCGAATTTGACCTGACAAAAGTCACAGCTGCCCGCTCTGTTGGCGTAGCTGCCGGTGAAGGCAAGCGCGCACCTGAAATCATTGCAGTACATAGCCCGAAGCCGTCACTGGTCTGGTCCGGTTTTGATATGGCGACGGACGCTGATTACTCAGCTGTAGCAGATGTGCAGCCATGATTCATTTTCACGGCGGCCCTATCACTCCAGACACATGCGCACTTAAGGCATGGAAAGGCAGACATGCGTTTATCAGTTTTGCAAATCCTGAGCAGCTGCCGCTTGCCAGTGAGGTTTGTCAGAGCTTCGCACTGGATAATGGTGCATACAGCTTCTGGACTAAAAATCGTGTTGTTAACTGGCAGGAATACTATGCCTTCGTTGCGCGCTGGTTAAATCACCCGCGCTTCTCTTTCGCTTGTATACCCGACGTTATTGGCGGGACCAGCGAAGAAAACGATGCCCTTCTGGCTGAATGGCCGCATGGAAAATTTGTAGGCTGTCCTGTGTGGCACATGTCTGAATCTGATGATCGATTCATCCGGCTTTGCCATGAATATCCGCGTGTCGCCATAGGTAGTATGGGCGAGTACGATGCAAAGCGGCCGCGCGCCTGCCGTGCAAAGTTGCGCGATCTGATCAGTAAGGTGGTCGATAAAAATGGATATCCGATAAGCAAGTTGCATGGCTTGAGGATGCTCAACAAAGATATTTTTATGCACGTTCCGCTGTCATCAGCTGACAGCACCAACGTCGCACGGAATATCGGTATCGATAAGGCCTGGAATGGCAGTGCTTACGCCCCGGCCAGCAAAGAAACCAGAGCCGCAGTGCTCATTGAGCGTATCGAGTCCCTGAATAGTGCCAGTGCTCTTAACTACGACGCAGAGCGTGATGCCTTTGCGCCGCAGCTGGCTTTTGAAATATGAATAAGTCTGCTGCGCCAGTTGAGTGGGCTTATCAGTGGAACGCCCCGAAAAAAGCAATCAACCCACAGCTGGACCCGGCGGAAGTTGCGCCGGTGTCCGCGCTTTCAAACCTGATCAGTCTTTATGCTGCAGATAACGAGCAGGAGCAGCTGCGCCGTGAGGCAATGAGTGATGAGGTTTGGGACCGCTACTTTTTCAACGAGTCCCGCGATCCTGTCCAGCGTGAAATTGTGCAGGACAGAATTGTCAGCCGGGCAAAAATGGCCCGCGAACAGCAGCAACACAATCCCGATCTGGTTATCGTGGCCGATGTCAGCGCCCAGCCTTCGCACATCAGCAAGCCACTCATGGAGCGCGTTAAGTTCTTTCATAATCTCGGCAGGCCGCAGGCTTATTCACGTTACCTGCGCGAAACCATCCGGCCCTGCCTTGAGCGGCTGGCCCGCGTGCGCGAAAGCCAGATTTCAGCCTCCTTCCGGTTTATGGCCGGTCATGACGGGCTGGACGGCCTGCTGGCGTTGCCTGAAATGAACCAGAATCAGGTCAAGCGTTTATCTACGCTGGTCGCTGCGCACATGAGCATGTGTCTTGATAAGGCCAGCGGCCATCTGTTTGTCAATGACGACGTGACGCCGGAGCAGGTCCGTCAGGCATGGGAGATTGTTGCAGCGGAAGCGATGCGCCTGGACGTAATCCCCCCGGCCTTTGAGCAGCTGCGCCGCAAAAAGCGCCGCCGCAAGCCCGTACCTTATGATCTGATCCCGCCCTCGCTGGCCCGTATGCTCTGCGCGGACTGGTGGTATCGCAAGTTATGGCAGCTACGTTGTGAATGGCGTGAAGAGCAGCTGCGTGCTGTCTGCCTGGTCAACAAAAAAGCGTCCCCCTACGTCAGCTTTGAAGCGGTGATCCATAAGCGTGAGCAGCGCCGGAAGTCTCTGGAGTTCTTCCGTTCGCATGAGTTGGTCAGCAATGAAGGCGATACGCTGGATATGGAAGACGTGGTGAATGCCAGCAACAGCAATCCGGCTCACCGCCGCAATGAAATGATGGCCTGCGTTAAAGGGCTGGAGCTTATCGCGGAAATGCGCGGCGACTGCGCCGTGTTTTACACCATTACCTGCCCGTCACGTTTCCACGCAACGCTTAACAACGGCAGGCCCAATCCGAAATGGACCACGGCCACGGTACGCCAGAGCAGTGATTATCTGGTCGATACGTTTGCCGCCTTCCGCAAAGCCATGCATAAAACCGGTATGCGCTGGTATGGCGTGCGGGTTGCAGAGCCGCATCACGACGGCACCGTACACTGGCACCTGCTGTGCTTCATGCGCAAAAAAGAGCGCCGTTCAGTCACCGCACTGCTGCGGAAATTCGCCATTCGCGAAGATCGCGAAGAGCTTGGCAGCAATACCGGGCCACGCTTTAAAGCTGAGCTGATTAACCCGCGCAAAGGTTCACCGACCAGTTATATCGCTAAATACGTCAGTAAAAATATTGATGGCCGTGGCCTGTCTGATGAAATCAGTGCAGAAACAGGTAAATCACTGCGTGACAGCGCAGAGAACGTCGGGGCGTGGGCGTCACTTCATCGCGTTCAGCAGTTCCGCTTCTTTGGCATTCCGGGCCGTCAGGCTTACCGGGAACTGCGCCTGCTTGCCGGTCAGGCGCTGAGAAATCAGAGCGATAAAAAAGCAGGTGCGCCCGTGCTTGAAAACGCGCAGTTGGACGCCGTGCTGGCCGCAGCAGATGTGGGCTGCTTTGCCACCTACATCATGAAACAGGGCGGCGTACTGGTTCCACGTAAACATCACATCGTCAGAACTGCTTACGAGCTTAACGACGAGCCAACCCCTTACGGCGATCACGGCACCCGCATTTATGGCATCTGGTCCCCGTTAGTGGCGGGCCGTATCTGCACGCACGCAACAAAGTGGAAGATGGTCCGTAAGGCCGTTGACGTTCAGGAGGCGACAGCCGACCAGGGCGCT